ACGGGGATCGCCTGGGCCGATGAGACGTAGGCACCAAGCGCCACCCACCCGGTGGTGAGGGCGTCGGTCGTCTTCACGTACAGGGCGTCGTTGCCGCCCGTGGCGGTCTCGTTGAGGTAGATCGTGCTGCGGTCAGCGAGGACACTGCCCTCTGGTGAGCCGGCACCGGAGCGCAGGTTCAGCCCGACAAGGCGCCCGATGGTGTCGATGCCGGCGAGCGTGGACGTCGCTGTCTGTGGCTGCACTTGCAGGATGAAGTCGCCCTTGATCCCGCTCGGCGTGGCCGACTTCAAGATCAGGCCCGGTGTGCCCGAGGCGTTCTGCCGGATCGTCAACGACGTCGCCCAGTCCATCGCTGCGTCAGCGGTACGGGAGAGCGTGGACGAGACCCATTGCAGGGTTCCGCTGGCTAGTGCTTTGAAACCGCTCGTCTTCGTCGGCGTCGTCCACTCGAACACGGTGTCGGTGTCGGCGGCGTAGTTGCGACGCAGGCTGGTGATCGGCGCCACCTGCTTCTGAACGATGTAGGCGTTGGTGATCGAGACCGCACTGGCGCTGATGTAGACGATCGCCGACATGCAGAAGACCGTCGAGTCGAACGCCGGCACCGCTGCGTTGGTGCTGCTCGGCGTTCCCTTGATAGCCACCGGGTTGCCGGAGAGGTTCCACCCGATGATGTCGAAGCGAGGGGCAGACGTCGAAGGATCGAGGGTGACGGTCGCCGATGTCTTGGTGTACGGGACGTCGTTGATGATGATCTCGGCGGCAGCCACCAACACCGACATGGCCGGTGTTGGCGACTGCGTCACGGTCCCACCGGAGACCACCCCGGTTCGGTGGTACCCGAGCGCTACGAAGTCAGCGTTATCCGGCTCGGCAAGGTCGATGGCGGCAACGTCCGCCGAATTGGGGACGTTGTACGGCATCAGCCAGGGGACATGTCTTCGAGCTTGACAGCGGCGCCCTGCTCGACGAGAGCGGTGGCGTCGTCACCCGTCATCACGTACGCCTGTCCGGGGGAAACGGCGTAGAACGACCCGCTCGGTGTCGAGTACTGCCCGGCGGTGACGCCGACGACGCCGACGAGGCCGGCCTCCTGCAACGTCGGTGGGAGGACGTAGTTGCCCTCATCGTCCACCGCAGTTGGCGATGGTGCCGGGACTTCGGATTCGACCGGCGGAACTTCGGTGGTGGTGACCTCCGCCTCCGGCTCCGGCTCGGTTGACGAGGATGACTTGCTGGTAGCCATGTTCACTTCCCTTGGATCAAGCCCTTCGGCAGGAGATAGTCGTAGATGCGCTGGTTGACCTCGTAGAGGACGTCCTTGCGCATCGCCGGGACCGGGAAGTCGATGCCGATGAAGATCGGTTCGAGATCCTGGGTCAGGCGGATGCGGTACGTCGGCTCGTCACCCTCGACGATCTCCGGCTCGAACTCCTCGATCTCGGTGACGACACCGGGCGTGGTGTAGAAGTTGTCCGTCCTGGTCATGTCGCCGGTCGGCATCTGCTGCTCGATCTCGTCGACACCTTGGTAGTCCGGGCCGGGATCAGGCTCCGGTTCCAAACTGCGCACACCAGAAGGACCGAGATCTCCCGGCTGTTCGATCGGTTCGGTGGTTGCTGTTCTGCGTGTTGCCATCAGGCCAACTCTAACCTTCGTCCCTTCGGCGCCGGGGAAGGCGCCCCCCGACCGCTCGCGCCCAAGCGTCACCGGAGTCGGTGCGATCGGGGGAGTGCGCCGGCTTGACGATCTTGGGGTTCTCCGATGCCAACCGGTGACCTTCGTTCCACAACGCTGTAGCGATGCCCTGGCGAGGTAGGCGCGCTTCGATGTAGTGGACGCCCTTGTGGCTCCACGACATGTGGCCGACCTCGGTGTCACCAACGTTGGCGTAGATCCGGTGCTGGTCGAACGAGACACCACTCTCGGACGGCGGGAAGTGCTGGTACTCGAACTGCAACCCGAGGTGTTCGTCTGCAGCCACAACTTCAACGGTACGCGACGAAGCTCCCCCGCCGGGGAGCTTCGTCTTCGACCCTGAGGGGGATCAGGGGATCAGTTGGTGAGAACGCGGACCACGGCCTGCGGCGTGATCGAACCCCAGCCCCAAATGGCGTACCAGGCGAGGGCATGCTCACGGCCGAAGTCGAGGACGCCGCCGTCACGCAGCTCGACGGGCAGCGACACGGCGTGCCCGAAGGCGTTGTCGCCGATCATCAGCCCCTCGTAGTAGTTGTTGCCCGCACCCGCAGCGGCGTAGGCGACCTGCGTGGTCTCGATGATGACCACGTCCCACAGTCGGCCGATCTCGCCGAGCATGAAGTTCCCTGGTGCGGCGTACTTGGTCACCTCGATGAACTCGGGGGAGTCACGCAACCGGCGGGCCTGCGCCGGGTGAGCGAACATCACGTACGTCTCGCCGAGCCGGGGGATGTTGAGCGAGGCGAGCGCCTGCACAGCGTCCTTCACGGTATGAGGCGTGAGGTAGTAGCGGTTGCCGGGGGCGACGGCGCCGGTCACGGCGGCGGCAGTCGCTGCCTTGGTGCCGGGGTCGTAGATGTTCGAGGAGGCGCCCTGGTACGGAGCGGCATCGTCGTATCCGTAGACCTCGGAACCGGGTGCCGTCATCAGCGTGTTGCGGGCCTGGTAGTCCATCGACTGCGCCATGTGGCGCCCGAGCAGACGAGAGGCCGACGCCATCACGTCGTCGAACGATGCGTGGAGCAGAAGCTCCGAGACGGCGACGGCCGTTCCCTGCTCGGCGACGTTGATGCGGTACTGGAACGCCGACAGCGCACGAGTCGACATGCGCACACCCTCGGTGAGGGTCGATCCGTTGACCGAGTCCACGTCGAGGTTGTTGTACTTCATGAAGTTCACGGTCAAACCGGGAGTGACTCCCAGCTCGGTCTTCTTCACGGCGAACTGCTCGAAGCGCAAGATCGGCATCGCCTGGAAGAGGATCTCCCGGCTCCACACCGTCTGGATCGCCGGGGTGAGCGACGTCGATCCGGTGATCGCCGTGCCCTGCGGATAGCCCTGGGTGACGAGACCGGACGGTCCTGGCGGCGCTTGCACACCGAGGAAGGCACCACCAACCGGCACGACTGCAGGGTTGGCACCGTTGGTCACACCCGAGTACAGGTTGCCAGTACCCGAGATGCCACCTGAGATATCGGGCATGAGTTACTCCTTGAAGGTCGGAAGATCAAGCCAGTGCTGACCTACAACAGACAGTAGTTCGGCCCTTTCCGACGGCGGGAGCTACCTGCCCTGGTTGGCGCGGTATGCGTTGCCGGCGGCGCGCAGCAACTGCGGGCGCAGCCGTGCGTACTCGGCCGGCGGCAGAGCAGCGATCTCCTGAGCTGACATCTGGCGCTCGGACTGCTGTGCCTCCATCGGACCAGTGGTTGGTACGGCGGTGGAGACACCGGGAGCCTGTTGGCGGTACTGCTGCTGGTACGACTGGAACTCACCGACGATCGAGTTGGAGGTCTGTGCGGCGCGAGCGATCGCTTCTTCGATCTCCTGCTCGCTGTTGCCAACGATGTACTGGTGCAGGTGGGGCATCACGGCGGCGGCGATCTCGGGATCGGCGAGGCGCTGCGCCTTGTACTCCGCCAGGGCGTTGTACTGACGCTCCTGTTCGAGGATGGCGTTGCTCGCATCGGCGGCGGCGCGCATCTGCTCGAACTGCTGCTGCATCTCCTCACGGACCCTGCCGACCAACTCGGTGGCCGACATCTCCTGCTCGGCAGCCTGCTGCTCGGCAGCGAGACGTGCCTGCTCGGCCTCGGCCGCGGCAGCCTCGGCCGCTTCACGAGCAGTGCGAGCGGCATCGATCTCGGTCTGCATCGCCGCCATCCGCTGCTGCATCTCGCTCAACGTCTCGCCCTGCTGCTGCAGCTGCGGCTGCACCGCCTGCGCACTGAGCGCAGCGATCTGCTCGGGGGTGAGCGTCTGCGGCTCGCCGGCAGTGGTGACCCGTTGTGTGTACGGAGCGGGTTGCACCCCTGTGAGGAACCCGCTACCGGTGTTGCCGGTCGTTGCGTTGAAGCTCTGTTGACCGTTGTTCTCGGCGGGATCGGGAGTAACCGTGATGCTGTCCGTCATTGAATGCCTCCGCAGATTGTTCGACGTTGCGCGTAGAAGCCTAACGACGCAGCGTGGAGAGGTCGAACGCTAGTCGTTGCTGGCGTCGGAGGGGTTACGGAACTGACCCATGCGCGGTAGGTAGGCACGGGTCGTCAGGTCGTTCATGATGTTCATCGTGTTCTGATCGAGCACGAGACCAGGCATGGTGCCAGTGCCGCCGGCATCGGGCTTATTGGCTCCGCCACCCTCATCACCGCCGCCGGGATCGACCTGCTCACCGGTCCCGGGGACGATGCCGGTCAGCGCCATGATCGCTGCTTGGATCGCCGACGTCTGCAGCTGCAACGCACCCTGGTCCTTGGCGTCTTCGAGGATCTCGGCGAAGATCTCGGCCAGCTTCTCGTCGGGGAACTCCTCGCCGAGGTCGGCCAGTGCACCACGCTTGGACTCCAACCCGAGCTGCATCTTCTGCGTGATCTCGTTGAGCTTGACGAGGATGTCCACCGGCAGCGGCTCGGGCCAGTAGACCGACGTCTCGTAGCTGTTGGGGTCAGCAGGATCGAGTTGGGTGAGCTGGCCGGGCTTGGGAGCGGTGTCCTCCATCGGGTTGAACACCATCGACTGCGGTTCCTTCTGGAACAGCGTGAGGAGCACCAACTCGTTGATCTGCTGGAAGCCCGACTCGAAGTTGTTCTTCTTCATGCGGAAGCGCTGCATCGTCGGGGCGTACTGGATCGCCAGCGCCACACCCGATGTGTTCGAGATCGGCTGCACCTGCCCGAGTGCCTGCTCGGGTACGCCGGTCATCTCGTGCATCCCTCGCTTGACGACGTCCATATAGGCGAGCATGCCTTCCAGCTGCCATGTGGACTGCAGCGTTTCGACCTTGGCGTCCTTGGGCAGGAACCACGTCTTGCGGGCACCTTTCTCCAACTGCGGCACCTTGGCTCCGGTGATCACCGTGACGGGCGCCGAGTGGTAGTTGACGATGTCCGAGATCTCGACGGCCTTCTCGTTGTACTCACGATTGAGCGGGATGATCTCGGCGATGTCGGACATCCCCCATGGGCTGCCCGAGATCAGGATGTTGGGGATGTAGACGATCGGGATCACGCCGAGCGGGTTGGGCCGCGCCGAGATCAGCTCGTCGTTGACGTACTCCTCGATGCCGGTGTCGGTGATCCGCTCGACGTAGGTGTTGACGATGCGGGTGCCGGTCTGGTCGGTCGAGAAGAAGCGGTACTTCAACTTGAACGACAACATCCGTGTGCGGTCGTGCTCGTGCCACTGCGGGAAGCAGTTGGCCGGGTTCAGGGGGAGGATCCGAACCCGGCCAGGATGTAGCCGGCCCGCCGAGTCGACGAAGGGGTCTTCGTACGCCACCTTGACGAAGAGGTCTCCGGTGACCGAGCCGATCTGGCCCATCTCCCACAGGATCGCCGCCTTGCGGTTGTCCTGCTCCCACACCCGCTTCAAGATCGCCGGCACGATGGCGGCAGTGGCCGGCGGCGACTGGAACGTCACGCCGCGGCCGAAGGTGAAGTTGGTGAGGTAGTCGCTCAGAGCGCGCACGTAGTTGAACGTGAACTGCGGCTCGCCCATCTCACGGCGGTACGCCCAGTGGTGGCCGAGGTAGTGCGCCCAGTAGAGCGAGTAGCGCGACAGCCGGATCCCGTGGACGTCCATCTCCTCGTTGGAGAGGTCGACCAACCCCAACGGGGAGATCTGGATGGCGAGGTCCGACGTGCCCGCCCGATAGCTCGGTGGGTAGAAGGCGATGCTCACTGTTCAACCTTACGTAGCACTCGGAACCCAGCGGGGTCTGCGACGTATCTGCTCGGCATCCACAGATCGGCTGGCTCGCTCATGTGCTCGACAGCGAAGACGTGACCAGTCCTCTGATCATCGGGGTTGCGCCTGTTGTGCAAACGGGTCTTACCTCTGGCGATCGAGGCGGCGAGCTTCGGGTCGGTGGTGGCGAAGGCCATCGG